TACGACGCTGACCCAACCACTAATATCTCTACATCGACAGCAGAACCACCACTTCCAAGCGTCAATACAGCCCCAGATGGCTTAGGTAATATCATAGCTTCCCCAGACGCCAATGTGCCGATGACATCTCCATCATGTTTTACCAAGACAGTATCAGCGGCAGCCGATGCCGTAGATGTCCCAAATAAAAACCCAGAATTTTTAAAAAATATTAAATCCGTTGCAGACCCGTGACTCGGCACTGTCCCCCCGCTAGAAGTAACAGCAGTATTACACCATTAACCCATCCTCCTGTAATAGTATTATCATTTCCTGTGATTTCACCATTACCTCCTAAGGATTTTCTCACATGTTCATTAATCACATCTTGCGCTAAATTTACACCATCAACATTGTCCATTTGAATTTTAGGCGTAAGTGAAACAGCAAAGGATATTTTATTTACATTAGCCATATTTTTACCTTTTATCGTTGTTGCGCCGCTTGTGCAGCCATTGTTTGTTGTATCATCTTTGAATTATTTTGAATATAAGACTGAATCTCGCTTTGTGCCCAACTATAATACTTATCAGCCTGTTTTTCATAATACTGTACGTTTTGTGTATTAACAGTGCTTTCTTGTGTTTTTTCAGCTAAATCAGATTGGTATTTCTGTATATCTGCTGAATATAACGCTATTTTGCTTTGGTACTCTTGGGTCTCTTTATTAAGAGTATTTACAAAATCTTGTACTTCTTTGTTAATATCTTGCTGGTAGCTATTTAACTCTGCGCTATACTTCTGTATCTTCTGACCTTCTTCTGCGCTTTCTAATTGCGCATCTTGGATAGACGCTTGCACTTGAGCTTGGTATATTTGTGATTCTTTATTAAACTGGTTTAATTCATTCTGCATATCAGATGAATAAGTTTGTAAATCACTTTGTATATTTGTATTCCAAATAGCTAATTCTTTTTGCACTTCATTAATTGTATATTCTTGTATTTGCTTATTTACATCTTGTTGATAAGTTTGAACTTCACTACTATATTTTTTCAATTTAGATGAATATTCTTGCGAATCTTTAGTCTGCTGATTTGTAGCTTCTTGTATCTTTTCTTGTAATTCATTCTGAAATACAGTCTGTTCTTTATTAAACTCATTAAGCTCATTTTGTATATCAGATTGGTACCCCGCTAACTTAGACTGATTTTCAGCTTGGTACGCTTGTATATTCTTTTGGAAATTACTAGTAAACTGTTGTATATCTTTATTTACTTGCTGTTGGTATGAATTTAATTCAGCGCTAAACTTTTGTATTATTAATCCATCACCCGCATTGGCTAAATCTGCATTTTTTAATGCTATTTGTAATGTTGCCTGATACTCTGCGGTATCTTCATTAAACTTATTTAAGCTATTTTGTATTTCTGACTGGTATCTTGCAACTTTATCATTTTCTTCTTTTTGCCATGCTTGTAATGAAGTATTTAATTCAACTTGATACTGTGATAATTTCTGTGTGTATTCTTGCACTTCTTTAGTAATCTCAGCTTGGTAATTACTATCCTCAGCTTGAAATTTTTGTAACTTAGAGCTATACTCTTGCATTTCTTGTTGCAATAATAAATTAGCTTCTTGTTGCGCTTTCTGTGCAGCGACTTGCAACTCAGCTGTCTTTTCTTGTAAGTCTGCTTGATAAATAGCATTTTCTTTACCGAACTGTGCCTGCGATTCTTGTAATTTAGCACTATATTCACTTATTTTTACTTGTATCTCTTGCACCCTAGAAGATAACATCTCACTATCTTCTTCAGTGCTAATCCAATTCTCCGTATCCGACCAATCAGGTGAAGACATTACAGGAGGTGTAAATGTTGGAGCGCTTTCTTCTAATGTAATACCTTCAGCACCTATCGTCGGTGTTGTAAAATTAGGAGATGAAGGTGAGACTGGTGATGTTGCAGATATAGAGAATACACCAGGGTCTGATTCACTTAACCCACTTGTATAATTTGTAAATGATGTTCTACCTTCCATTACTGGGGAAAGATATATCGGGGCAGAAGATAATAATTCACTATCTACTACTATACCTCCAGATGTTGTAGACGCTATAACTGGTGGAACTGGAGGCGATAATGATATACTTAAATCAGATATACTAGACAATGTTGATAATGATAACACTGGTTTAGAATATGTAGGAGCGCTAGAACTTATTGATATATCTCCTGTATCAAACGAAGGAGACTCAGGCGATATTGGTAAAACAGAATCTATATTTAAGTCTGTTATATTAGGATTAGCTGTCAAAGATAATACTGGTTTTATATATACAGGTGATGCCCACCCGCTAGTATCTACTGTAGATGCTGTTATAGTAGGCACTACAGGCGAAGAAGAACTAATACTTAAATCACTTCCAAAGTCAGGGGAAGAAGGGGATATTGGTGCAGTTGGAGATGTCCAACTTGGCAATCCATCAGTCGCAAGCTTAGTAAATTCTTTTGAACTTGCATGAAATACAACAGCAGACCTTAAATCACTATCATCATCTATATTAATATAATCAATATAAGATACAATTCCATCATTACTGGGTGTAGGAGCAATATATACTTTACCATCTTTAATATAATACTTAGGATATCTTGTAGTCGCCTTATAAAGACTACTACTATCAGTTATATCATAAGCGCGAGAGGCACTTACTCTTTCAGCAACTTGACCAGTCACTAATGATACATCTAATACTGTATCTCCATTTAATGCTTGACCACTAATCCCTACGCTAGCATATGTGCTTGCATATTGCCACATTAATTCTTTAGGTATGCTTACAACTATACTTTTTTGTGCGGATACAATAAACTGGTCATTAGCATCTGCTACACCAGTTATATTTTTAATATCTAATTCTATGTTTGTTGTTGCCATGTATTTTAATTTTTTAGTGTTATAAGCATACTAAAGACAGGGAAAAGAAAAGAAATCGAAGGAGGAAAATAAATCTTCCCTACATCCCCGTCTTTTTATGTATGCATTACTATCCTTATATCGTGCTATTAATCACGAATTTCAGATTATTTAAGCGTCAGCGTTAGACGCATACAGAGGAATATAGTAAACCACGCCACCAATGGTAACGGGGAGTACTTTTTCTGCATCTGCATGCGCTGGTTCACCAGCAGAACCAGTTCCTGTGCCAGCTGTTACAATATTATCATCTGCACTTGCTAAAGCATCTAACATGTCGTCTTGTTTATTTTGTCCGTATAGAGGATTTGCCATAATTAACTCCTATTAAGTTGCAATCCAGATGCCATGAGCTTCGGGCATTTCTACCTGAAGTGCGGCTTCTGTTTGGATTAAGTCAACCCTACGGTCAACGCCACTATTTTCTAGAGTCTGCACACCAACATAGATTGCTGTATCACGATTCAAGCCATTACCGACTAATGGACGATAACATACATGTTTCATGTTTACTGCAAGCATGCCAATATCAGTTCCGTCTAAGTGAATATTACGAGCAACATTCATATCTCCATAAGGAGTAGAAATTACTGTAATATCAACACCAAAGACTTTCTTCTTGCCCATTAAGGACATATCAGCTCTACCTAAGCTACTTGTACTTGGTTCAGGAGTTGTTGCTCCACCAAATTGAACCATACCAACATTGTTAGCAAAGTATCCACTTAACTTATGTAACCAGTTAAATACTGAAGTGCTAACAAAGAACAATGTAGCATTTGAGTTATTATAACGTGGGTCTAAGAAAGCAGATAAATCATCCAAAAATGAATCTTGTGATTTTGTTGCTAATGGAAGCGTGAATTGGTTCCCATAAGATGTAATATATGAAACAATTCCATCAGTTGTCCATTCAGAACCGCTTGAAGAAGAAGCTCCGTTAAACAATAATGATTGTTCAATATCAAACTTATGCTCAATTAACTTCTCTTTCCATACTCTTGCCCATTCGGACGAGTCGTATTTCAAAGAAGTTGCTCTTGTAGTATTATCCATTGCCATCGCAGTTTTCCAAATCTGAGTATTTCCATATCCAGTTGAGAAAGGATTGTCTTTCCAAGTCTCTGGGTATCCAGAACCTTGTGCAAAAGCAGTTCCAATAACCGCAGAACGTTTATCGGCTTGGTCAACTTGTGAATCATTGCCAATACTAGTAGCGTCAACACTATCTTTATAAGATAATTGAAATACTCCTGGTGTTTTGACCAATGAACCCGTTAGGGTTACTCGATTTGAACCTTCATTTGCAACAGAACTAACTTTAAATACTCCATAATCAGTAGCGGCGGCACCAGCTACAGAAGCAGTTGGTATCTTAACTAGTTGACCAGGAATAAAAAATTCTGGTTTTGTACCAGATGCTCCAATTGCAATTGCTGTTCCACCATAAACACTACCAATATTACCAGCAGACTTATAATCACAAGCCATTGTAACTTTTGTTGTACTTGAAGTCATAGCACCATCTTGAGATGGTGTACCGCTATCAGCACAACCATATGCATAAGCATAACGCTTATGATACGAAGGACGACGTTCAGTAAATTTGAACTGTGGGTCATCCGTGGGTTTTTTTGCAAGCTTCGTTACAAAACGAAAGAAAGGGTCTTGAGCTATTGCTAGCTCAGATACTCTATCCCCGAAATTGTATTTTCTACGAAGGTCACCTGTTGAAAGAGAGTTACCCTGTGAAGCTGCATAGCCTTCATCAAGTGTATCCTCTAGACTAAATAAATCAGCCATGATGTTTACTTCTCCTATTTAGGAATTGAGCACCTGGCTAATAACTGTTCAGCAGTTACTTAACCAAATGCGTTGTCTAGTTGTTTGTCAATACCCATAATAGCATCGAAAAGCACATCATCAGATGATACATCTATTTTAGCTGAACCAGTTGTCGCAAGAGATTTAGGGCGACCTTGAACTTGCTTAATTTGTTCTGTCGCCTGCCTTCCTGCATTAGAAGCAATATTTGCATCCCTTTGTCCGCGATTCTTTAAAAAGTAAATATCTTCAAGAGATAAAGTATGAGATTCCGAAAAGTTAACATAGTCATTCCATTCCGCGTCATTCATGTTTTTAGATTGTCTAAAATCATTTCTTGCTCGCATCTGTTCATTTTCTGCTCGCTGTTCTTCTAATCCCTGTGACAACCTACGTTGCACAACTCCATCAATTGTTGAATTTAATACCTTTGCTGAATCACTGTTAGGGTCACTAATCGCTTCATCTGGGTCAAAAATAAAATCCTCATCTAAGTTTAACTTTTCAGTCATGCTCTTAGGGGCATCTCCGCCATTCTGAAAATAGTCTCTAACATGAGTGACTAAATTAGAATCTTCGCGCATTGCATCAAGAACGGGCAAATATGGTTCAAGTTCCTTTAAACGCTGGTTAAGGCGTTTCCCTTCTTTGCTTGAATCTGCATATCGTTGCTTTAAGTTCTCAACGTCTTCACTTTGCCGAACTTCATTACCCATAGAGCTTTCTGTCGCTTGCTTATTATCGCTTTGCTGAAAGGTTGTCTGTGTGTCTGTCTGTTCTGCTTCCAAAATGCCACCATTGACACCTTGGTCTAACTGACCAAAAAAGTCAGATTCGTCAAAACTACTTTCGGGGACATCAGTATTATCTACTGTTGCGTTACCTACTTGTTCTTCTAACATTTAATACTCCTCTTTTATTAATACTTTTAATTTACTATTTCTTTATCTTATCTTGCAAGGACTTTTTTTCTTTTTCTGCATTTTCTTTTATTACCCTACGATAAAACTTTTGTTGAGCTTCTGTCTCTAATACGTCTTTTTCTACTTCTTTAGACCCAACATCAACATTATGTCTTATACCAGCTTGAACTAATTGCCTACTTAAAGTTTCTATTGCACCATCCTTATCTTTCATTTCTTCTGTTAATTGCGATAGTTGTCCCTGTAGCTGACTATATAATGACTTTCTTTCAAGTATCTGCTCTTTGTTTCTTACGTCTGTTTCACCAAGCATTGCAACATCGTCAATAAGTCCAGCTTGGAACCATTTAAAATACTCTTCAATTAATGCCCATCTATTTAATGGCATTACAGCACCAGCAATAATGCGAACATCAAATCTTGAACTTGCATAATCTGTCCATTTATCTATCGCTTCACCATAATCATTATAAATAGGAATATTAATCCTTGTCTCTTTTTCATCTTGTCCCCCACCTGCATTCGGTTGGACAATCCTAAATACTTTATCATATTTATAATGTGTTTGTGATATTTCTTTAAATACGCAACCTAAATGCTCTAAGGCTGGTTCTAATAAAGAACTCATCCATGCTTTAATCCTACGTGTCCCAAATTCATCATTAGCTAATAACCCACGATATGTCTCTGCTTGGTTTTGAACAAATCCCATCATTGCACTTGGAATACCAGCAATATACTCCATATCGCTTTTACCTTCCTGGACAACTGTATAAAATGCATTATTAATTGGAGCTGGCAATACAGGTGTTGGCGCATTAAAGCCTTGTCTATATTTTAGCAATGCACCAGGACTAGAAGAATACTGTTCCCATTCATCTTCTGGTATTGACCCTTCTTCATATTGCCACCTAAGATTAGAAGCTAAATTTGCATTATGTAACATAACTTGATGTGCTTTATTAATCTCTTGTTGCTTACCTATCATTGGTAAAACAGCAGACATAGCAAATGGAGTGCCTGTATATAAATATGGGATTGGAACAATTGGATACTCACTAAATGGTAAAACATACTCATATAATGTAATATTTGAACCGATTGTGCATGTAACCTTTATACGGGTTTCAAAGAACTTATTTGCCTCTACTATAGATTTTGCCACTTCTTCATTCTCTATAAGAAGATTGTATTCCTTTTCACTAATTGTTTTCTCTTCTACTCTATTCAATTCTTCTTGTGTTGCATATTCAAGTTCAGCCTCTTTACGGACAATAGCTGCTTTAGCTTGCTTTTCAAGTTTCTGTATTTCTAAAATAGCTCTTTCCTCAATCATTTCCCCGTTTGCAGCTAACTCTTGTATCTTTAATACTTGTTCTTTAGTAGATACTTGTGTTTCTGCGCGAAATGACTCCATCTTTTCTTTTGAAATCCGCATAACACCCTCAATCTCATCCTTATTAGGGTAGATACGAACTGTTAAGTTCATAAAAGGAACACGAATTTTTTCATAACACTCTGTATAAGATAAAATATCATCTCTACTCCCGTGTGAATCAATAGCATTGACTACATCTTCTGGTATAATAGCACTTGCATCATCTCTATCTGCTTGCGAATAAGCAACCATATTTGATTCCCCACTTGCCTTAGTGACTTTGCGACTATATTCAGGGAACATTATCTTTAATTGTTCTCTTGGTAATAGCTTTCTTATAATAATAAACGAAGCATCCCTCAATAAAAAGTCTCTTGACATTGGGTCAGGATATACATCAAATGAATCAACCCTCTTAAACTTAACCTCACCTTTACCATGGTCAGCATCTTGGTCTATATCAAGAAAGAAATAACCAACACCCTTTGTAAGCGTATCATTAATGACCCCTGAGT